TAATTTTACTCAAGCGGGTGCTAAAATGAAAAGTGTTGGCAAGAGTATGACAATGGCTTTGACTTTGCCAATAGTTGGACTCGCAACCGTGGCTGTTAAGTCGGGTGCGGATTTTGATAATGCTATGACAAAGTCATTAGCTATAATGAATACAACAGTAGAGCAAGAGAAAGAGATGGCTAATGTGGCAAGAGAGGTTGCCAAATCAACAATTTTCTCTCACAAACAAGCTGCAGACGCATACTTTTATCTTGCTTCTGCTGGGTTGGGTGCCAATGAAGCAATGGCGGCTATGCCAGCAGTTGCTGATTTTGCTCAAGCAGGTGCTTTTGATCTTGCGTTAGCAACAGATTTATTAACAGACGCACAATCTGCTCTTGGTTTAACTATAAGAGATGATGCAGTTGCCAATATGAAGAATATGATAGATGTATCTGATGTCCTCGTAAAAGCGAATATGTTAGCCAATGCTACTGTTCAGCAATTTTCAGAATCATTAACAACTGAAGCCGGTGCTTCAATGAAGGCATTTGGAATGGACATAGAGGAGGGCGTAGCAGTTCTTGCTGCGTTTGCTGACCAAGGTGTTAAGGGTCAGGTCGCTGGATCTGGACTTAGTCGTGTTCTTAGGTTAATGACAAAAGGCGCGATTGATAATGCAGGTGCAATGGACTCTTTAGGAATAGCTGTATTTGATTCACAGGGCAATTTGAACAATATGGCAGACATTATCGGGGATTTAGAAGTAGCGCTTGGAGGTATGTCTGATGAACAAAGAGCTGTTGCATTAGAATCAATCGGTTTCACAGCAAGGATTCAGGGAATTATATTACCATTACTTGGAACTTCTAAAGCCATTAGGCAATATGAAAAAGATTTAAGAAGTGCTGGTGGAATAACTAAAGAAGTAGCAGAAAAACAATTACAAAGTTTTACAAATCAGATGATTATTGTGCGAGACCAATTGATTGATGTTGGCATAACGATAAATGAAACTTTAATGCCCTATATAAAGAGGTTGGCGGAGTGGATAAAGAATTTAGTAATCAAATTTCAAGAATTATCTCCACGAACACAAAAGATAATAATTGCTATTACATTATTAGTTGCAGCGCTTGGACCATTGTTATTTATGTTAGGTATGGCTGCTCAAGGATTAGGAGGTCTAATGGTTTTAATGAAAACTAAAACGGTTTTGGCTTTTGCCAGTGCTATCAAGATTGGATTAACACACCCAGTTTTATTTGCTCAAAAAGCATTTCTAAAATTAGGAACAGCTATTAAATTTGCTTTTAGCCACCCAATAATTATTGTTATTACAGCATTTATCGCTCTTATAATTCTTGTTTATAGAAAAATAAAAGAATTAAAAGATATTACTGGTAGTTGGTCATCTGCGTGGAAGTTGGCATTATTAAGCGCGAAAATAAATTGGGGTAAATTTCTTATTAGTTTGTTGCAGGGAGTTCTTAAGGTAACAAGGTTGTTGCCTAAATTAAATTTGGCTGTTTCAGAGTCAATGGCAGAAGTCGCACGAAGCGTTGGGAATGCTGCGAGAGAATTTGAGATAGTTGCTACCGAAGTAAAAAACACCACAGAAGATGTGGAAGATTTGGAAGGAAGCAATGAAAAATTGAAAAATAGTATTAGCGAACTTGATAATTTATTAGGAGAGTCTACTAATAGCTTAGACGGATTTGGAGAAGCTGCCGAGGACGCTGCGGAAAAAGCAGAAAAAGCTTTTGACGGCGCAGTTGATGTTATAAAGAATTTAAGAGTAGAGATGAAAAACCTTGAGGAAAGTATGACGGAATCAACAGAGGATTATTCTAAAAAGAAATTAGAGATAAATGCTGACTACGAGGATCAAATAGTAAAGAAGATTGCTGACGCAGAGGAGGAAATCATAGACTTGAGTAATAAAGTTGTTCAGGCGAGAGCAGACGGGAACATAAAAGAAGCAAACGATCTATCAGCACAGCTTGATTCCAAGAGAAAAATGGTAGAGAAGTTTCACGAAAATTATAAAGACTTAGAAGATAACCTTGCAGAACAGAAAGAGTTTCTTAGAATGAATGATATGCAGCAAATTGAATACAACAAAGAAAAAGAATTGTTGTTAGCCCAAAAAGCGTATTTAGAAAAACAAGTAATATTTATACAGGAAGCAATAGAGAAAAGAAAACAGCAACAGTTAGCTATAAAAATGATTGGCGAGGAAAAGGAAGCTGCGATCAATGCGGCAATAGAGAAAACAAAAACGTTCAAAGAGAAGTTGTTAGAAAAAATGGAAGCATTTGACAAATGGAAAGATGATAGTATTTCTGGTTGGCAGAATTGGTTGAGTCAAGTTAACTCTATTATCAGTAGCGTAAGATCAGCACCAACTGGAGGAGGATCTAGCCCTATTATCGCAAGGACAAGCGTTGTAGACACAATGCTAAACGCTGGATTCCAACATTATCAAGAGGGTGGTGTAGTTCCTGGGTTAGGCGCTCAATTAGCCGTTGTTCACGGAGGGGAAACGATTATACCGAAGGGCAAGGTAACGAAAGCTCTACCGCAGGTTGTTGTTAATATAACAGGAAATAGTTTTATGTCCGATGAAGATTCAGCAGAGAAGATAGGAGATATGATTATAGAAAGATTAAAAACCCAAATGAGATTCATATACTAAAATGAATTTAACAATAAATGTCAACACAACTGATAGAACAAATTATGTTTTATGGAAAAAGTTTAACAAGACAGATAACCTAAATTCAAGAATTGATACTTGCTCTTTTTCAACGAGTCAATACGGAACAATGATTTGGAAACCTGTCGCTGGAGATGAAGTAGAAGTTTTAGACGGCGCTTCAATTATTTTTGCAGGAGTTATTATAAGAGTTACCGCAGATGTTGAGGACGGAAAGATCCAAAACTACGAAGTCAAGTGCAAGGATTGGACTCATTATTTAGATAAGAAGTTAGTTGTAGAAAGATATACCAGCCAGACAGTAGCTCAGATAATAACAAGTATGATAGGAACTTATGCTTCTGGTTTTACAGATACAAATGTAGTTTGCGATATAGACATTGATTCAATAGCATTTAATTATATTACGATATCACAGGCGATCCAGATGTTAGCAGAACAAGTCAACTATTGCTGGTATGTAGATTATGATAAAGATATTCATTTTTTTGCCAAGAATACAAACAGCGCACCATTTGATTTAACCGATGATAATGGAAAATATTTGTTCAAGAGTTTATACATTAGAGACGATTTATCACAACTAAGAAATAAGGTTATAGTTAGAGGAGGAGAGAAGATCGGAAGTTCAAGATCGGAAACGTTTAAGGGAGACGGGACTAAAAAAACATTTGCCCTCGGACATAAGTTTTCAGAGACACCAGTTGTAAAAGTAAATACAGTAGCAAAAACAGTAGGAGTGGAATTCTTAGATGACGATTCAAGCTATGATTGTATGTGGAATTTTAACGAGAAGTATATTAGGTTTACAACAACAGCACCTCCAGATACCGAAGGAGTAGAAGCAACCGGAACTCCATTGATCCCAATTTTAGTTCAAGTCCAAGACGATGAGTCAATAGTTGCTTACGGAGAATACGAATTTAGAAAAGTAGACAAGTCAATCAGAACAAGCGATGAAGCAAAGCAATATGCTATATCGCAAATTGAATCGTATGGTGCTACAATAAAAGAAGGACGCTTTGATACTTACGATACAGGGTTGAGATCAGGGCAGATAATAAATGTTCAATCAACAGTTAGGGGAATAGACGAGGACTTTCTAATTCAGAGCGTATCACTAAAAATGAGAAGTCCGGTTGACGGGATATGGCACATAGAACTTGCCACACTACGGACAATGGGAATAATAAATTTCCTGCAAGAATTACTTTTAAGCGGAACAAAAGAGATTTCTCTAGGCGAAGATGAAGTTTTGGAAAAGTATTATGTTGATTACAAAGATGTAAGTGTAACAGAAAGTATAGTGTTGCACACGGAGGTTGAGGATCACAAATCAATTCAGACTACGGAATTAATTAGGAGAGATCCGTGGACTCCAGTATGGGTTTTATCTCCATATTTTCCTACCAGTGATAGCGATGTCAAGAGAGAGGGTCGGCTTGATATCTCGTTTTATCTTTATTAAAAAATTATGCAAGAACAAAATATAAAAGTAAAAGGAGAAATAACTGCGAGGTTTTACAACCAATCGTCTTTAAGTTTTTTTCAGAAGCAATATAACAAGCTGATAAAATGGTTATCAAAAAAGAACAGGGGACTAATGAAATATTACACCCTAGGGGAATTGACCAGAACAGACAGAAAGACAAACGTAATTTGTAACATAGGGTTTGAAGCTATTTGTAAAAGGTTAGCGGG